AATTTAACTGCTTCATTGTCGTTAAACAATCCGTTAGTAAGCATTTTAAGTTTAGCAATTGAATCTAGTTGTGCTCCATAATCTGCCCCACTGCTTTGAGCTGCTGCGAAGGTTTTTTGTTTTAATCCACCAACATCATTAGTGACCATTTTTAGCCTAGAATTTCTTAGTGAATTTTCGTCAGAAGCCTTTGCTAATCCTGCAAAGCTAAGTCCACCAGTAATCCCTCCAATCATACTACCAATCATACTAAATTTGCTTAATTTTTTGAAAATACTAGAAATTTTACTTCCTATGTTTTTTAACCCTGAGCCAAATTTTTTTAAACTATCAGGTTTAAATGCACCTTTTATTTTTTCACCTAACTTTGGAAAAAGATTACCTAGTGAGCTACCTACTCCCTTTAATCTATTAAATTTATCACGAATTGCGTCCAGTCCCGAGGCTGCTCTTTTACCAACCAACGGTATTCTTTCAACCCCGTTTATCAATCCGTTAGTAAGATTTTCAAATTTAAAATTCTTAATTTTGCTTTGCAATTGTGATATGTTAGGCATTAAACTAGCCATTTTAGCCTTTAGTTTCTCTAATCCAGAGCCACCAACTTTGTTTCCGATTTTCGATATTTTTTCTTCTACTTTTGCAGCAGCAGGCAATATAGATTGCATTTTAGATTTTAGTTTATTCAAAGGACTATCTTCGGCTTTAACACTCAACAATATTTCTAATTTATTTCCGCCAGCCATTTTATCCCTCCTTTTCCTCAAAATCCATTATCGCTCTACACCATTGAAAGAACCTAACATTACTCATATCAAGAACAACATTAGGGTCTTTTATTTTCCTTTTTACAATAAACTCCCATTTCATTTTAACCATGGGGTCATTATATTGTTCTTCTGCTATTTCAAGGTCATGTTCAATTTCCTTTTCTTGTTCTCCTTGAACTTACCCATGTAGTCTATAATAGTCGCAATTATTTCAAACAATGCCTCCTCATCGTATTCAAAAAAACTAATTTTCCTAGCCTCGTTTGGTTTTTCAACCATTTTTGGCAATACAGTTGTTGCAAATACTGTGACATCTTTATCTGTCAAAAATTTTGTTAAAGCATTTGTGTAAATTTGATAATTTTGCGGCTTAGTTAATCTAAAATCAAATTCCTTTAAAGTTCCTTCTGCGTCCACATATATCTCTTGCCCCTTAATATTTAATCTCCCTAAATTATCAATAAAAACATTACTTTCTTGCTCTTTTTCTTCTATTTTTTCATTTTCTTTATTCGCCATTTTCTAATCCCTCCTATACGGTTTCTTTATATTTTGCACATTGAACTGTATATTCAATAGTGACATCTTTGGTATTATTCTTTCTTTCTCCACCTTTTTGAACCGATACGCCTTCACCGTTTCCGACAATTTTATTCATTCCCGAATTATCTATATATGTCAATGTTCCTAACACACCTTTTGGATTTGCATTACATTTTGTTAAAAATACATCATCATCAGAACCCTTGATAGTTGTAATTTTTATTTCTCTTTTTGTTACTCTTGTTTGTATTGTAATAACGTTTCCTTTTATGCCTGGATCACTTAATGTGTGTGAATCCTCTGTTGGATTATTTTCTATCTCAGTAGCTTCCTTAATTAAATATCCAATTCCTGCTCCTGGAAAATTTATAATTAAATCTACTTGACTTAAATCAGATGATTTTTCTAAAAAATTATTTCCCATTTTCTACCTCCTTATGCCGTTAATGGTTCGTCGTGCCAAACCAATGCGACTTCAATTTTTTCTATTTCCGTGCTAATTGTGAAATCAATTTTTACATTTCTAAGTGTACGATTGATGTAATCATCTACAGTCAATCCTGTCTGTGCCGAAGTGTCTTCAATGTTTGGGACTGTAACTTTAAACAAGTATTCACCACTATTATTCTTAGCAACTGCTCCTTGTTTTCCCATTGCTAACATTACTCTATTCAATAATGCTTCAACTTTCGGAATACCTTCGCCATCCATTGTTGTATTCTTTTCTTCAATTAACATTCTAGCCAAATTAGTTTCGATATTATGCACAATCGCATCTATTTTAATAGTTTGATCTGCATGTCTTACACCATCAGCACACCAAGAACCGCTTGTTACAGCATTGTATCCAACAAAATTTCTAGTGTAATTAATATTACCTTCTTCATTATCGCTTTCTTCTGTCAAAGTTTTAGCTGACGGATCTACTCCTAATATTCTTCTGTCACTCCAACGCCCATTGATTCCTTGAGCAAATGTATAAGCTGGTAACCCAAATATATCCAAGTTTCCACCTTCAGCTTTTCCTGCCATAAAATATATTCTTACACTTTCTTTTAATTTGTTATTCTCTGCTGTCGAATTAGCTACAATTGCAAACTTAACATTTCTAGTTAGCCATTTAGCCAATGCCTTTGTAAATTCCTCATCATAAAAATCTACAATCACACCGTAAAAATCACTGGTTGGTAAACTATCTAAAAATTCTTCGTTCGGTGTTGCTTTGCTTACGCAATACCAAACATCTGGCTGTATTACATTTCCATCGCTATCCTCTTGTGACAAAAATGTTTCCACCCCTTTGTACATTTTAGAATTAGCCCCAAAATCTGTTTTAACATCATCCAATTTTGTATACTTCTTGTAAGGTTTATCTGCCTCTTTAGTTATAAATAAGACTTTCCCAAAATCACCTAGCAATAAAGGCTTTGTTGGTCTTATTACTGTTACTTTTATTTTCTTAGCCATTCTCTACCTCCGTTTTCACTTCTACATCTTTTATTAAATCTCTTACTCTTTCACTTGATTCTCGCCAGTTCATTTCTACATCAAAACTAAATCTGTAAATATATTGACTGCCCTCAAGGAAAGTTAAATCTTTTATTTCTATTTCATCATCGCTTAGTCCAAATCCGTTCCTAACCAAGTCATGTCTTTTCTTAAATACTATAACCTCTAGCAATTCACTAGCCATTTCTTCTGCTCTTGCCTGTGTTGGTGCATAAAAATCAAATTGCAAATAAGCAATAACTAATCTTAAAGCCTTTTCCTTAATTTGTGTGTCTGTTGTTTCAATAGTTCTATATGCACTATATGCCGACTTATTAAGACTTATTGTGTGCATAACAGCACATTCTGCTGGCTTTTTAGCTACATAATTATCACGAATAACTTGGAAATCTACGAAACTGGCTAACAATTTTCTCAATACTTCGTTTTTCATTCTTGCACCCTTTCGATATAATAAGTTCTAAGTTCATCGTGTTTCATGTAGTTCTTTGCTGTTGTTACAATATAGTTATTTCCCTCAAATTCAATTTTATTTTTCAAGTCAATATCAATATAACAGTATATTTTTTTAGTGTCTAAAGTCACTTGTATCCCTTGTTCCACAAGCATACTTATGTCCTGCCTGTTAAGATTAAGTACTGCTCCCTCAAATTCTAAACTTCCATCAACTTCAACCAGTTCCGAATTAATCCACTTGCTTGTTCTTTTCGATATTTTGCATTTACTAAAAAATCTCTTTGGTATAAATGTTTTATGTGCCATTCTATGCCCCCACAATTTCATAACTTATTGATTCGTAAAGCGAATGTGTATCCATAAGCGGCTTACTATGACCTTTTTTCTTTACAGTTTTTGGATCAAGTGCTGCAAAGTTCCCGCTCGCTATTGTTTTTTTGATTTTCTGGACTACAAATGTTCCTAGATTTTCATAAGCCTGTTGCCCAGTTATTCCACTTTGAATAATTTGTTCAACTTGGCTTTTCATATACTCTTTTATCTCATTCTGTGCATTTGCAGTACCTACTGATAATCTAAAAAACGGTCTTGGGGGAATACCACGGCTTGTCCCATATTCGTTAAAAATAGCATAATCTTGAACCGAGATGCCGTTATTATTCCCATCTCCTAAAACTCCAACTTTAACAGCATGAGAACTTAAATATTTCAGTTCCTTATCAAGTTTTTCTAGCCCCTCTAATTCATATACAATTTCAGCCATATATCCGCCTCACAACACTTTCAATTTTCTCTCTCTTATTAGCCGCAAAATCCACAAATGTATAAGAAATGTCATCAATCTTATAACTCTTATACTTCCCACTCTCTTCATCCATACTGTTTATAAAATCATTCACAAGCATAGATATTTCATATTTCAGCCAGTCTGGCAGATCATCATATCCAGCCTTATAAGTTACTTCAATTTCTTTTTCTTTTATATTGCAAGGACAATTCCTAAAATTAACAAACTCAATATAATTCCCACGACTTTTATATTCATCATTGGAATCAATGCCCACAATTTCAACAACTGGACGTTTATTCAAGTAAATTCGCTTATTATAATCATAATCCTCTATAATTGTTTCAACTTCCAATTTATATCCAGTTATATTTTGAATCTGACTAATTGCAATGCCAAGCAAGGTTTCAACCTTAGCCAATTCTTCATCAGCTAAGGTCTTGCCTGTTATCCTTTTATAGTCTTCAACAGTAATAAGCATTTAAACCACCTCTATTTTACTTTTAACGGTTTAAAAGCATTTGGTCTTAACACTTTTCCTCCGATTCTTATTCTTGTATAAATTTCTGTAATTCCTTCATTTACTTTTCTGTTTGTTTCTTGTTCAAAATCATTCTTTATGTAGTATCCGTAACCTTTTTTGAAGTCACAGAATATTGCAGGGAATTTTCCAGTTGCTATATCATCTAAAAACTCATCAACAACCACTTCATAACCATTAAATACCATTGTCGCGCCACCATGGATTGTGCTCCACAATTGTCTATCCGTTGTATCTTTCCACAACTTCATTTCTTCATACATCTTTGTAGAAACATAATATTTAGCATTTTTTCTATATTGCTTTTTCATTCCTGTTTCCAGTTTTACCATATCTTCCCAAGTTACTTTTCCAGCTGCAGCAGATGTTACCGCATTGGCTTTTACATCAGCATTTGTCATAAACCCTTCGATAAACTGGTCTGCTGTTTCATTGTATACTCCGTTTATCGTATAATCGCTTAATGTTATTCCAAAATCTTCCGCAACTGCTTCTTTAATTTCGCTAACTAAATCAGCAAACGCATCTTCTCTAGCTTCATCTGTCAATGGATATGGAACTTGTCTTTTCCCAGCTTTTATATCAATATATGTGTAACTTATTTCTCCACTTTGAGTATTTCCAACACCTTCTTTTACAGCTTGGTTTTTAGGAGTTATTTCATTTCTAATTGGTACTCTTCTATAAGATTCCTTACCTGTGTAAATTCTCGCATTAAACAAAAACGGAGAATTTTCTTTTATTTCTTTTAAAATTTCTCTTTCTAAGGCACTCGGAATTAATACGGCAACTTGTGTACTAGATATTGCTTTTGCAACCCTTAAATTTCCAGCTTCTCCAGTTCTTAGAAATTTTTGTAATGCTTCAGTTTCTTTTTTCTCTTCTGTTTCAGGGTTAGATACACCTTTCTTCATAAGTTCATCTAAAGATTTACCCATTTTTTCAAGTTCTTCATTTGCTTTCTCAACTTTGCCTTCTAATTCTTCGTTTTTTTTCAAAGCTATAGCTAAATCCTCATTTGCTTTTTTTATATCCGCTGTATTTTGATTCATTCCTTTTTCTAAATCCTCAATATTTTTTTGCATATTATCATCTCCTTTGTTTTTATTTATATTGTTATCGCCTTTTACTGTTTGCACAGTCGCTCCAGGTACTGCACCTTTTAATACAATACTACCTTCCACAACCTCAAACTCTTTAATAAACCTTACATCTGCATCTCCTTCGTCTGTATTAAATTTTCCAAACTCACGGTTTTTGATAAGTCCGCCTACAGACATTTGATAATTCGCACCTTTTTTCATCATTGAATATACTTTTTGTGCTTCTTTGTTAAGTGCGTTTCCGTTATCATCTGTAGATAAATCTAATTGCCCTATAAATTTAAGATTTCCTTGTTCATCTTGATGTAATTTCATTACTCCTAGTTCTCGTTCCCAATTGTGCATATGTAACAAGAAGTAAGTTTTATCCTTATTTACCTTATCTAACGATTCCTTAGTAAATACATCGCCATAAGCATCTAAAACACTATGCGTTACTAACTGCCCTTCGATTATCCCTTTTTCTGTTTCATTTTCCTGTTTCAAAGTTAAACCAACAGACATACTTTTTTCTAATTTTTCTGGCATTTTTACCTCCTTTATATCAATTCGCAATGACAATTTATAATCTCACTCGCTGATGCTCCTAACTGATGCGGATATAAAAGCCCACAACTAAATTTCTCATTTGGCTTTCTTGTTTCCTTATCGCATTTTAAATGGCTTTCCCTGTCGGTTTTTCCACCACCAACGTGCCACCAAGTCTTTTCTAATCCAGCTTGTTCCAATCCATTATGATATGTAGTTGTCGAGGTTGTTGCTGTTTCGGTTCTAGCAATAACCATTGCCCTTTTCTTTTCCATACCTCTTATTTTTTTTGTTATTTCTTTTGCTATATCTCTGATGTTTGTTCCGCTTTCCTGCCCATGAACTATGATTTTGTTTAAAATATCTTTCGTGGTTTTAGTGATATTTGTTACCTTTTCAGCAATTACCTTTTTACTTAATGCTTTTAATGTTTTATTCTTAACTGCTGGAATTAATTTTTCATCAATGCCACGATGTGTAATTAAAAAATTCGATGTTTCACTTACTGTTTCGAGTATTCCTTTTTTTAATTCATTGAATAATTGACTGCTAAATGTTTCCCAAGCAAATTCACTCAAAAACATCTGCTCATTTACATCAATTTCTCCACGTAATTGTTTGAAAACTAATCTTAATCTATTAAATTGCTTTAATATCAACCTATTTCGCATTTTCAACTGCCTTTTTGCCAGTATCTTTTTTTGTGAGTTGGTCAACTTAACTTTCTTTGTTTTCCGCTTCTTCTTCGCCATCGTCTTCCTCCTCAACTGGTTTTATATCTTCATATATTTCTTTGAGCGGTGTCATTGATGTGCTTATCAAAATATCGTCTCCGTTCTCAACAGGCGGATATTCAAGCTCTGCTCTCTTCTCATTTATCGTTAAATAACTAAGATTATTAAGCATTGCCATTTTCTCTTTTCTGTCTTCTTTGAGTACTCCAATTGTACTTGTGTCAAAATCAATGTATTCATTGCTTTCCAATTTATCTTTCATAATATTATTAAGATACTCGGCTATTTGTTCGACTAATGGCAATATGTTCTCTGTATATAAATCTTTTTTTGCTTCCTTATAATTACTAAACTTGCTGTTTGTTCTATCTCCAATCAGTATACTTGGCACGTTCATTACTGCCGCAGTAGTATTCCTTATTTCGTCCATAGCATTAAGAAAATCAAAGTCCTGTGGCGAAAAGTCTGCCTCTTTTATTTCTGCACCTTCTCCATCCAGGATAAGCGCTTTCCCTACATTCCTAGAGCCGCTATTCTGCTCTATTTCATTCTTAATTTCTTTTTTCTTAAAAGCGTTTAGGAACTTTTTAACAACGATTATAAGATTTCTCTTGCCACCGTTTTTTAATATGCTGTTGTTCCACTGCATTATGTAACACCAGTAATTATGTAAAGCGGTTAATGACTGCACCTTACTTATTCCTCGACCTGCTCCAGCGATATTATCATAAACATTCACACCTTTTATATAGTGAAACATTTTTAAATCTTCGCCCTTGTATTCCTTGTTGTTAATTCTTATTGATTTAATTCCGTTCAACACATTTTCGTTATCGTATTCAATGTGATAAGAGCCTTTTTTAAATAAAATCAATTCAGCTTTTGTAAATAAATCAACTCTCATTACAAGCAACTCGCCAAATAAGATGTAATATAAAGCAAAATAATTAATAAACTGGTCTGTGTTGAGCAAAGAATTAGGATTTTGCAATGTATTTAACACATAGCTACTTTTAACATCTCTAACATTATCTCCATATCCTTTTTTATAAGTTCCCCATTTCAAATTATTTATTGCTTCATTTATTCTTGTAATAGCCGAACTTGTAAAAGGATTCTTATACAACTGGCTTAAAAACTTTTCAGGGTCTTCATCTTCAAGCGCATAACCATTTATAAATTCCGATAGTGTAACTGGCAACCTGGTGCTCCAAAATCCTTTTGAAAAAATATTAAGTCTCATCATCCACCTCCTTGTCTTTATAATAATGTTTATTTGAAACATATGGCGTATATTCACTTATTCCATATTTAATCGCATCGAATGTATGTGGGTCTATATTAAAAGGCTTCTTGGTTTTCGGATTTTTAGCAATTAATCCGTCTTTGTTATAAAACCATTTCATTTCTGTTAGTTCCCTATATGTATTCGGACATACATTTTTATCAATAAATATATTTCTGAATGATTGTATTTTTCTCACACCTGCCTTGCTCATATCAGTTGTTTTTTTTACCGAATTAATCAAAAGTCCATTCACATTAAAAAATTCTATTGACTTAGGTTCTTGGCTATCAGCATATACAACTTCGCCTTCTTCTATCATTTTTTGGATAATTTCCATTTCTAGCATTTCAGGATCTAATAGATGGTTGTCATAAAATTCCTCATAGATATACAAGTCATTCAGTTCCTCGTCTATCACCATTCTCACTATTGCGTTATAGGAATTGCTAAAACCGAAATCGAATCCAGCAAATCTATTCCATTTACCTTCAATTATTTTCTCTATTCTTGATTGTTCCATATGATGTAAATTTCTAAATAATGTATCCCCAGCACTTCCGAATCTCCCTAATGTCTTTATTGCTCTCAAATAGTCATCTGTTTCAGTTTCCAAGTCTGCTATAAAATTGTCGGGCAAAAATTTGTTGTCTGTATATACTGAATGATGTAAATATATATTTTCAGAAAATACATTTCCTTTTTTCAGATTTACTTCATTCTTTATTTTCATAATCCGTTCAGCATATAGATTATTC